ATCAAAGAAACAAAGATAAATCTCAAATTGTTTCCGCCAGGTTTCTTAAAACACCCAATTCACCTACAGCACGATCACAGCAGTGATTTAACTGAAGGTGCTGTCCACGCAAGGTGCAACGCGCTTATGTGGCAATACCATAACAGATAACAACTGCATCAATTTTGTGTTGGCCCCTGTGAAGGGCATTGGAAAGTTTGCTCGAGCAACGATCCGGTGACACTGCTATAGGCTATCGTTAACACAATTTTAAATTTTTCAAAGTGAAGCGAGGAAAAAAATATTCTAGTCCTTGCTTAAATGGCGTGACAACCGAAGACATAGTCTTTAGAATAGCAGCTTGGGCCCGTAAATTGTACTAGACATTGTAGCTGCTGTCAGCTTTGAAAAATAACTTATAAAAGGAAGAACATAAAACTATTCGAATACAGAACATCAGGAAATTACATCAAAGGCTCCGTTTGTACAGCCATGATAACCGAGACAACAACACCCAAGGAAAATATTATCTGGACATTTCTTAGCCCAATTGCTGTGACTCGTGCATACACTAATTTTGAAACGCAGGATAAAGCACCCGGTAAGATGCGTCGGCTGATCAGATTAGTTGACGGTGAATTCTCAAGCTCGCGGGCGCCAGTTGCAGCTGAATTATCTAATTAATATCCAATGTATTACAAAAGGCGCATTGCGCCTTTTGTCTTGACTGCTGTGCTGTAAAGTGCTATAGTACATTATAAATGGAGAATCCAATGCGCAAACAACCCCAAGACATCATCAAACAGATAGAAGAAACCAGTGGCAGGCTTGACAAGCAGGCAATTATTACAACTGCACTCGACGACAACATAGCAGAGTTCTTTGAAGGTCTGCGTTTTACGTTTGACAAGATGGTTACGTTTGGCGTTAAGAAAGTGCCCGAGAAGACAGCATCGGGTGGCCAAGGACTAGCATGGCCAGCATTCAAAGACTTAGCAACTATGCTGTACAAGCGCGAGCTTACAGGACACGCTGCAAGAGACGCTATTGCACTTTGCATGGATGTAGCAACACAGGAGCAATGGAACGGCTGGTATCGTCGCATTCTTATCAAAGACATGCGAGCAGGGTTTAGCGAGAGTACTGTAAACAAGGCTTGCAAAGCAGCAGGACGTGCTGACTGGGGAGTTGATGTATTTGCATGTCAGCTTGCACACGACAGCGCAAACCACGCAAGCAAGATGGTTGGTAAAAAGCAGATCGAAGTCAAACTTGACGGCGTTAGGTGCAATGTTGTTATACATGACGTTAATGGCGACAAGATTGAGATATTTAGCCGCAACGGCAAACAGTTTCACAACTTTGATCATATTATCGATGAAATCCGCGGGGTGGTAAAAAATAACCCAACCCCTTATCCAGTTGTGCTCGATGGCGAAATAATGAGTGCTGATTTTCAGGACTTGATGAAGCAATTGCAGCGCAAAGACGGCAAGAAAGCAACAGATGCTGTACTGCACTTGTTTGATACTATTCCGCTAGATGCTTTTGTACTAGGAGAGTGGAATAAGACACAGACATATCGTAGTGCTATCACCAAAGCGTGGGCGGACTTGCATGCTGCAGAAATGCCGCATGTACAGGCACTGGATTGGGAAGAAGTTGACTTGGATACCGAAGTAGGCCAGGCCCGCTTTGTAGAAATTAATGCCAAGGCTGTTAAGGAAAAGTACGAAGGTGTGATGATCAAAGACCCCGATGCACCATACAAGTGCAAACGAGTGCACGCTTGGTTGAAGTCCAAGCCATTTATCGAAGTTACATTGACAATTACTGGATTTGAAGAAGGAACTGGGCGAAATGAAGGAAGACTCGGGGCTATCATATGCGCTGGGGAAGATGACGGGAAAGATATTGTGGTCAATTGCGGCGGCGGCTTCTCTGACGCTCAGAGAGCCGACTTTTGGAATAATCGTAATAGCCTTCTTGGTCAGTTGGCTGAAATACGTGCAGACGCTGTGACACAAAACCAAGACGGCACATACAGCTTGCGCTTCCCAAGATTCAAAACATTCAGGGGATTTAAAGTCGGAGAGAAAATCTAAAGCTTTGGATGGATTAAAATTAAAAAGAGGTAGAATAAAATGAAGATTATTGCACAAACAGCAGGTGGTGCATACTTGTGTGAACTAACACACAAAGAAGTTAAGCTCTTAAATCCAGATAGAGGCTATTTAGTAAAGTTAGGTGACGAATTTGACATTTCGTTGGCGACACAAACTCTAGAAAAAATACGAAGATTTCGTAGCGTGGACCTTCGCAGGACAGATTCTGCAGTGGAAGCTTTAGTTAAAGCACAACAAGATTTATCCGCAGCTTATTCGACGCTATTGTTGCTGGATGACATTAAGGATTCTGAAAATTTAGAAAATGAAAAATATTAGTGGACAGCGTACATAACAAATCTGGTCAAGACATTCTACAGGAGCGGTTTGGCGCAATAATTCAACCCAGCCATCGCACCTACCATACAGCAGTCCCTCAAGACTATTGGCAGACACAAACACCAGGTTCACTGATCTCTCCTATTAATTATCAAACATCCAACGGAGTAGAAATTACGCTGTCGGAATCAAACTTTACTGACTTATGTTATAGTATAGAATCATTGGTATTTCATCCCCGGCACAGTTGGGAAAGTGAATATATAAAGAAATTAGAGTTTGAAGCAAAGATAAGAGACAATAATCCAGCTGTGATGAAAGCATACAACAACTATAAAATATTAATGGTGTTGGTAGCAAACGGACAACACCTTGTAGAATGATTAAGGTTACGTTAAAGTTACAACGATACAATCTTATGTTGTACGGGCAAGAAAAGGCAGTCTGTGATGCATTGCGCAACTGGGAAGAGCTTGAATGGGTAAAGTACCTTCGGGCCCATGGTGCAATGGAGGATAAAACTGTGTTAACCGACGGCACTGGTACTATTCGACACTGTGTAACAACGTGGAATCTGCCTGCAGAATACGAGACTTATTTTCGGCTCAGGTTTGGAGATATGTGCAACGTAGAAGATGTAGAATGAAAATATCTGTAACTTTTAACTTTGACTACGACCCTAAATCTCTGGCAATTTCTGACAGCAAAGTGTATCTAGGTAAATTGCAAGATATGACACCCCGAATGCCTTGGCTTGCATACTTGTGCAAAACGTCCACTGAGACAACTGTACAAGCATTCTATGACCCTGCGCCTCATTTGACTGTAGTAGTGTATTGTTTTACTATTACAAAAAAACAAGAAACATTTTACAATCTCAACTACGGTTCGTATTGACAATCTACAGAGATAACTGTATACTGTATATTAACACTAGGAGAATTGCATGGCCAAATCGCTTATGCCAAAAAAGAAAAAAACAGTACGGGCAGTTCGTAAAAGCGGAATTGCATTAACACCAACCGACAGTTGGATATGGGCAAAATGGTACATCCATTACGAAGTTGACTCTAGAGGCTGGGGCGAAGAGATTAAGTTGTATATTAAGACACATTACGACAAAAAGACAGTTGCTGTTATCAACAAGCTCACTGATTGGAGAATCTCGAACCACAGTCACTGGGCCACAACTGCCTACTTGTTAAGAGTTCAGGCCGATATCGTACCCGATGACTACAAACTTGGAATTGTTAAATTTGTAGAAGGTTTGATCGAACAAGGACAAGCAATTGTAGAAGAAAAGAAAACTGAAACTAAAAAGGTATCTACGGTTGCACCTTCGATACAAGAACGCATTACAGAGCAATCCAAAGACGCATGTGACGCTATCGAAGAATGGCTTGATAGTTTTATAACCGACAAAAAGAATTTCAATCCAAAAGGGTTTGACTTTACTGCACATTTTGCAACCAAGAAAGTTTCGCAAGCCCATGCACGTAAAATTCAAAGATTTTACAAAAGCGAACTCAACGAAGCTCGGCTTATAGCCAATCATATGCCTACTCCTCAGTCGATTGCCAAGATTAAGGACCCTATTAAAAAAGAACTTGCATCGCAATTTAGAGAAGGGTATAATCACCTTGCTAAGAAAGATGCAAAGGCATACCTTGATGCATTGGAAACAGTAGATGGTGCGTGCATGATGGTAATTGAATCTGCAAAAGCTACTCGTAAGCCGCGTGTCAAGAAGGCAGTTAGTGCAGACAAATTGATTGCAAAGTTGAAGTACAAAGATAAGGATGACAAGTATCAGCTTACTTCGGTCAACCCAACAGAACTTATTAACTCTACAGAGATCTGGATCTTCAATACCAAGACGCGCAAGCTCGGGAAGTATGTTGCAGACGAGTATACAAATACAATGACTGTTAAAGGAACTACAATTATTGGATTTGACGAAACAAAAAGCGTGCAAAAGACATTGCGCAAAACTGAAGACCAACTTAAGGAATTTAAAGCAGCGGGCAAGATCAAGCTGCGCAAGTTCATGGAAGTAATCAAAACCACCGACACGAAACTAAACGGTCGTATCAACGCAGATACCATCATTTTAAAAGTAATGCATTAGAAAGGAATCCAATGCCACTAGTACCAATGGTCGTCGAGCAAGACAGTCGAGGAGAACGCTCATACGATATCTTTAGTCGCCTACTCAAGGATCGTATTATTATGTTGCAAGGCGTTGTAGAAGATACAATGTCCAGCTTGATAGTAGCACAATTACTGTTTCTGGAGGCTGCTGACAGCGACAAAGATATCAGTCTCTACATTAATTCCGGTGGCGGCGCAGTTACAGCAGGACTTGCCATTTACGACACAATGCAGTTTATCAAGCCCGACGTTAAAACAATTGTAATAGGTCAAGCTGCTAGCATGGGAAGCTTGTTAGCACAAGCCGGAACACCAGGAAAGCGGTTTGTGTTACCTGAAAGTCGCACAATGATCCATCGCGTGAGCAGTGGCACACGCGGCACCAGCGGATCTGTACACGTTACAGAACTGCAGATTGAAGATACTATTCGAAGTCATGCAGAATCTAAGCGTCTTAATGAACGCTTGACAGAGCTCTACGTTAAACACAACAGTCAAAACAAAGAATACGACGAATTTTATGAAACCATGAAGTTTGACACATTCTTATCAGCACAGGAGGCAGTAGATTTTGGACTCGCAGACAAACTTATCACAACCCGATGAATCATTGGCAACACTAAAGGATATTCCTACCAAAGGAATGTTGTTGGGGATGCTATACAAAGATGTATACCAAGTTACGTTCAATAAGTTAAATGGAGACCAGCGTGTAATGACATGCACACTTGCTCCTCAATACTTGCCCGAACACAAGTGGAAAAGCGAAGCGGACATTGGACAGGATGTCAAGGAAACAAACCCAGTGGACGCTAAAAATGTCACAGTATGGGACCTAAACGCCGAAGGCTGGCGCAGCTTTCATTACGTTCGTGTAACAAGAGTTAGCCCTGCAAATGCAGGTGGGGCGCAGCCGCAGTCACCTGCATAACATCTAATAATAAGGAAAATAGCGCCCATCGGGCGCTATTTTCATGATGTGTAATACGGCTAGTTTAACAATTGACAATAAGATTTAAATACATATATGGAACACAAATTAAATAATGTCAGAATACAAGCCAGAATATGGAGCCGCCTGGCCTTTATTATTCCTGTAGTATTCGTAGGTGGCAGTGGTGCACTCTACCACCTAAATCTAATTGGCGAACACAATATATTTTTAGTGGTATTAATTGCGTGGTCTGTGATTGCAGTTTCATGGTGGTTCTGGACCATGATTACTATTATGTTTTTAGTTAAAATGATGATAAAAAATTCCATTGATTTAGTCGATGTAAAGACCGAAGTTAAAAAAGTTAGAGACGAAATTAGTTGACGTGGCCTTTATTTCATGTTATTATAAAGAATAGAAGTGGACTATGTGTTCGCCCCACTCAAAATATTCCGCACACTCCATTAACATAGGAGTTATAATGGCATTTTATTCAACTAAAACATACGGACACCAAATTGGCTTATCGGCAGTGTTTCGACAACCCAACGCAGACCATTCGCATTGTCATCTACTACACGGATACAGTTTGGGATTTAAATTTATATTTGGATGTAACAATCTTGATAATAAAAATTGGGCTGTGGACTTTGGTGGTCTCAAACCATTAAAGGCATGGCTAGAAGATAACTTTGATCACAAGACTGCAATCGACCAAGACGATCCATTCTTGTACAAGTTTCTTGAATTACAACAATTGGGATTGGCTGAGATAAGAGTATTCAACGGTGTAGGAGCAGAGAAATTTGCAGAACATGCGTTTTTATTTGCTGATAAGCTTATTCGCGAGGCAACACTTGACCGTTGCTGGTGTGTAAGCGCAGAGTGTTCCGAACATGGCGCGAACAGTGCAATCTTTTCCATTGACTGAAACCAAGGACGAAAAGCGACAAAGGAAGGCCAGTGTTAGAGCAGGCCTTCCTTTGGTAGCCGACTGCAAAAGATATGTCGTCTGTCTAAAGTGGGGTACAAAGTACAGCCCAGAATATGTCAACAACTTGTACAACATGGTTAAACGAAATCTCAGTGTGGATCATGAGTTTGTTTGCTTTACTGAAAACAGCAAGGGCATTGATCCAAATATTAGAATAGAGTCCTTGCCTGATCTGCCTGTAACAGGATGGTGGTACAAGCCTTACTTTCTCAGCAGCGATCTGCCGTTTGACGGAACTGTTTTGTTTTTAGACCTAGATTTGATTATTTTTAGAAGTATCGATAAACTGTTTACCTACAAGCCAAACAACAACTTTTTGATCATTAGAGACTTCAACCGCCAAGTCCGACAAAATTGGGACAGGATGAACAGCAGTGTATTTCGAGTTACTACAGGCACACACAATGCACTTTACAAAGACTTTACTTCAAATATACAAGTCCATACACGAAGATATCCTGGGGATCAAGACTTTATGTACAAGAACATAAAAGATTATGCGTTTTGGCCTGACGAATGGATGCAAAGTTACAAATGGGAAATGCGCGGACGCCAGGAACTTGTAATAGTCAACGGCAAGCGCACATTTAAATCACCAGGTAATCCGACTATTTTGCCAGATACTAGTATAGCAGTGTTTCATGGCGAACCTAACATCCACGATTGTATTGATGCATGGCCTCTTCAAAATTGGAAATAAGAGTATATAATACAGCATGACACCAAAACAAAAGAGATCTGAAATCAAGCGCATCCTATTTAAGCTAGACGATCACAACCGTTTGATGTTCAAAAGGATGTATTCAAATAATAACTTAGAAAAGGATATTGACTTGGTTGTCGACGACATGCCAGCAAAACAACTGGATTGGGCCTTACAACAATGTAAGAATACGTATTATAAAATCTTTAAAATACTAGCAGGTAAAGTATAAATTTTATTTTCTGCCTTTAGTCCATCCTAATAATAAATATTCGTCTAATAAATCTTTATCTATTCTTTTCCTTTGTCCTTCTTTATTAATCCAAACTGATCCTTTTTTAATTGGTGCCCACTTCTTTTTAATCCATCCTTGATTTATATAATCTTCAAGTTCAGCTTCTTCGCATAAAGTATATCTATTTTTGATTTTATGGTATATCCATATTTTTCCTTTAGTAGGAGATTTGGCATAACCCAACTGCCAGCCTTCCTTAAGGTATTTGTCTACTTCAAGAGAATCTATTGCTATTCGGTTATTACCTTTATAAACATAAACCTTTCCTTTGTTAGACGGTTCTACTCCTCCTAAAAACCAACCATTGTTTAAGAATTCTTTTAATTTAATTTTGTCAACTGCTATAACTTCGCCTGTGTTGGTATTAGTAATATGTCTAAGATTCTTTGATCCTTTATTAAATCCTCCGAAACCTCCAGTTACAATGTTGTAAACGTCAGACCTGCTAACAAATTCTTCAGTGACAATTTCTTTTTCTTTTTCGAACATCTCCTCAGGAGAATCGAACAGATGCAAAATTTCTCTTTTAAAGTTTTCTGCACCGTATTTTTTAATTGCATAGTGTAGCATTTTTCCACTACCCATGTATCCATCGTTAATGTCGTTAGTAGAGTGTGCGCCTATATAAACCTTACTGTTAATTAAATTTGTAGTTTTGTATATTAGATGATATTTGTTTTTTCTTGATTTTGATAAGTTTGCCATTGACTTCCCTTGTAAATAGTGTATACTGTATTTATACAATTGCTTGCAAATACGGAAAAAAATATGTTTAAACAAGATATAAAGCGGATTGGTTGGGCCTGTAAATACTTGCATCCGGATCAGACACAGAAGACAAAGATTCTAGAGGAATTACAACGTCCTCTAACCGAGCGGGCCACTACAGTTGCATGGCTTAACAGACAAACACGTGATGTCGCAGAACAGCGGCTATGGGACATTATGGTACACAACTCAGCTGCTGCAAAGAGATTGGTAGAATATGTTGGAACCCTTATTCCTGAACTTCGTATGGTTAGATTGGGTAGCAATCAGCTTCCTTGTGCTACCCATGCTGATTGGAGTTATTTTTGGACTCGTAGTGACGTGGTTGCGTACTGTGATACCCATTACAGAAAAGTCGGCGACGCGGCACGAGCCCTTGATGTGCGAATATCAATGCATCCCGGACAATTCGTCGTCCTTGCCAGTGATAACCCGGAAATTGTAAATAGAAGTATAGCGGAGTTTGAATATCATGCGAATCTCATCAGGTGGATGGGCTATGGACAGAAGTTCCAAGATTTCAAGTGTAACGTCCACATCGCAGGACGCGAAGGTCCAGCCGGTATCAAGCGTGCGCTTCAACGATTGTCTACAGAAGCACGAAACTGCATTACCATTGAGAACGATGAAAACAAGTGGGGCATCGAAGACAGCCTTGAATTATCCAAAGACTTGGCCCTGGTCCTAGATATACATCACCATTGGTGCAGAGAAGGCGAATACATATTGCCGTCTGATGACAGATTCAAGCGTGTGATCGACAGCTGGCGCGGCATTAGGCCTGCTATACATTATAGCGTGAGCCGTGCAGACGTCTTAGACGGTCATAGCGACTCTGTAAGACCCAACATGCCGACTTTGCTAGCACAGGGCTACAAAAAAGGCAAACTACGCGCACACAGCGATTTTATGTGGAATCATGCAGTCAATGACTGGGCCTTAGAATTTTCTCCACATGCAGATATTATGGTAGAAAGCAAAATGAAAAATTTGTCCTGCGAAAGGTTACATGAGCATGCACAACAGAAAACAAAAGTGGCTAGGCCGACCGGAGTTTCGAATAGCGATGCTGGAATGCATGTTCGTAATGTTCGGAGAGGCTGCATTCGTGCCAAAACTTGAATCAGATAACTGGCACAACCCAGATCATCAAACTATTTGCGACTGGATGATTAAGTATCGGACAATGGATACCAATGACTGTCGTTGTTTTAATCCTTTTGCGTTTTGCTGGTACACTGGCAAGAACATGTTTCTACGCAAGGCAACAACGGTAATGACAGTTGTCGATGGACCTGGAGACATTATCCGTCAGAAATTTTACTTTAAGCCCAAATATTATACCGTTTATATGTTGCTCAAATAATATTATTTGGTAATGCGTGCATGATAAATATCAGTATGAATCATATAAAACAAATGTATAGTCGCGTAAATGCACCTGCTGCTGATAAAAATCCAAACCGAGTACTTGGAGGACTCCGTGGCCAAGGAGTAGACCATTATTCTATGTTAGGCGAAGACGGCGTTGAACGCAGTGTTCCTACACAGAAATATGTACAAGGCCTAGAGCAAAAGCTGCGCGAACAGGATCAGCGAATGCAGACTCTGGAGAAAAAGATCCGCGGCGTAAGCAACGATCAAAAAGCAACTGCAACCACAGTTAACACATTGCGCAAGCCTTCATAACTTGCCAATTGGCAAGTTGCTGCTAGCACTCATTGTCCATACACTTTTACGCTCGACGCCCTTGCGTTGGGCGAACTGCTTTACGTTACATGCAGAACAAACATGAAAATAATTATTACTTAGTCTCTTTGGATCCATGCTCCCGCGTGATCTAGTAAATTCCGAGTTGCAATTATCGCAACGGAAATGTACAATTGTTTTCTTCCTAGAATAGACATGTTCCGCACCAAGCTTGCTTTTTCTTATATAGGATGTCTCAATGGTACTTTGTTTAATGAACATACTGTATTTACATTAAGATTATAAAAAATAGCAATAAATATATAGAAGGAATTATTATGAATATTTGCACACTAACTGAGTCAGCAAAAACACAAATTAATGCAATCTGTGACGAGAATAACGTTTATGGAATTAGTCTTAATTTAAAAGGTGGTGGCTGCGCCGGATTTGAGTACGATTGGGGAACAGTTGGCTCTGAGTCAGAGGTTCGCGCCGGCGACGAAGTGGTCGAGGCAGGCACTGGAAAATTTATAATCGGTTCAACGAGTTTAATGTTTTTAATTGGCACTGAGATTGATTATGTGCGCAGCTTGGTAGGTTCTAATTTTGAGATCAACAATCCAAATGCTGCATCGGCATGTGGTTGCGGCGTTTCGGTAAATTTTGATATGGATAAGCTAGCACAATCTGCTGTTTAATGGAGTTATAATATGGCAAAACAAGATGTTAATACCGGAGTAGAAGGAAACGACGGCACCGGAGACAGTATTAGAGAAAGTTTTCGCAAAGTTAATGAAAACTTTACAGAACTGTATGCAATCTTTGGTCTCGGTGGGAATATTGATTTTACCACTCTTACCGATACACCCGATACATTAATTGGCAACGAAGGCAAAGTTACTTTAGTAAAGCAAGACAGCACCGGAATTGGATTCTTTGAATTTGTTTCAGATGCTGGCACAAACGACCCAAGTGATCCTAAAAACACTGTGAGCTTTGAAGTTGCAGGGGATAAATTAATAGTTAAATCAATTAATGCTAAAATAAGTACCGATCCTGCGCCATCTGTGCAAAGTCCGTTTAGGATCGGTACAGTAGCGGCATACAGTAATTTTATACAGGATGCATTAGTCAGCGGCAATACTACTTCTCTTGTTAATGCATTTAATAACACACACGGCGCCCCGGTAATTAATGAAAATAACCTTTTGATATCAAAAGGTTATGCTGATATAAATTATGTAAATTTAGGCGGCGATACAATGACTGGAGCACTGGATTTATTCGACCACCCTACACCGTTTGCAGGACTAGGAACGCCAAACAGTCAGCATGACTTACAAGCAGCAACAAAATTTTATGTTGACAGCAGTTCTTATAGTAGCACCGTAAATCTTTATGTTACAAAAGCAGGCAATGATGCCCAAACGCTGTCTCCTCCTGGTAAAAAAGGCCGTAGCAACAGCTATTCGTTTGCTAGTGTCGAAGCAGCGTGTGCTAAAGCAGCACGAATACAGGAAGCATCCGAGGTTGAAGCAGGTCCTTATGTTCAAGTAATTCAATACCAAGACGGCACAGATACATTTAATTCTTATTTGCTGCCAACAGATAATTCGTTAACTGGATTTGGATACCAAACTGCAGGAAATCAGACAATTGTTGCAACAACAATTGAGTCTGAACGTGCCAAGATCATTACAGCTACAATGTTAGCTGTCAATGCAGAATTTCCTAATTTTGTTTATTCTGAAGCGACTTACAGTAGAGATATTGGACTAATACTAGACAGCGTTAAGTTAGACATCGAAGCAAGTACTACAACGATTAAACATAACTATTTGTCAAGATTTGCAGGACTTCGGTACTTTGCAAATCCAAATTCCGAAATTGCAATTGACCCAAATGGGCAATACACCGAAACAGCATTTGGAATTTTACAAGCCAAGACTCTTATACTTGCAGAAATTGCAAGTGCATTGGGCACAACTTCTGATCAGTGGTATACTGCTGTTAGCAACAGGTTTGACGATGTTCTAAATACAATTGACCAGACTACTGACGATCCAATGTTAGTCGAAGCACCTAACTACTATAATTTGTGGATTCACAGCGGACCGGACAAATATACTATTCAATCCGGCAATCCGTCTGATCTTACACCAAATGCTGATCTTATTCCGGGTAAAGTTATACTAGGAAAGACCAGCGGCGCTGTTGGCAGAATCGTAACCTATGCAAGAGGATCCGAAACACCCGGTAATCCTACTTATGACACAGTTGAATTAGAACTATTGTCATCAATTGAATTTACAGCCAACGAAGAATTAGATTTTGGTAACTTGGTTAAAGCAACACAAATTACAATTATTATCGAATCGGGCATATACGAAGAGCAACTTCCTATACGTATTCCTAACAACACTTCGGTCAAGGGTGACGAATTTAGACGTGTAATTATTCGACCTGCGCCTGGTGTGAGTCAAAGTGCATCAGCTAGAACATATTTTTATAGAGACGCAGTGCTCGACGGACTTATATTAACTAACTCCGGTGAAGCACAAATAGATCCAGACACCGGTGTTACTGCCGGACATTACGGATATCACTATTTAACCGATCCAACGGATCCTTTGAGTACGCCAAAGAACAACAGCGAGATAGATGTATTCTTAGCGAATGACGGTACCATTGTAAGAAACTTAACAGCGCAGCGCCAAGGCGGATTTATGATGGTGCTTGATCCCGAAGGATCGATCCAAACTAAATCACCGTACGTACAAACATGTTCAAGTTTTAGTGCAAGTAAAAATATTAAGACGTTTGCAGGAGGAATGTTTGTTGACGGATATACCTACAATATGCCTGTTACCATTACTAGTAAAAGCAACAACTTTACAATAGATGTTGAAGCAGCTTCAACATCTGGATTAGGAATTAGGCGTCCCAAGACTCCTGCATCGTATTTTGTTAACGGAGTGCGATACCAAATTAATGCTATTGCAAACTATGTTGCAGACAACGGATCTGGCGTTGCTAGCGCAACTTTAATCATAAGTGAAAACAGCAACAATGGCAACGGCTTTACTGCCAGCGCATCGTCTCAGCAGATTGTCCTGCAAGGTGCTGGCAACAAGTCAATGCTGGCAAACGACTATACCCAAATTAACGATTTGGGATACGGTATTGTAGTTATTAATAACGCACTAGCCGAATTGGTATCTGTATTTACTTATTATTGTCATATTGGTTACTATGCAGGCACAGGCTCACAGATTCGATCACTAACTGGTAACAACAGTTACGGTACATTTGGAATGATTGCTGCCGATAGTGACCCGGACGAAGAAGCGACTGCTATTACTCTTGCACAGGATCATGTTCAGCCAGCTAAGATATTTGCAGTTTCGCAAGAATTAGTGTTTGCTGGCGACCAAACATCGAGTCTAACCAACGGCGAAGAAATTAGCCAAAATTCGACAGTTGGCATTCTTGCGTTTGCCAACTATGACGGAACAGATACTACATTATTCATACAAAGTTCGACAGGTGGCGTATTTAATTCAACTGATAGTGTAACCGAACAAGGAGGGGGGTCACTTGGTGTGCCTAGTTCGGTTGTAAATCGAGGATTTACAGGCGCAGCCGGGGATATATCAATATATGTATACGACTTAAAAAATTATCCGTTAAATGCAAGCGAAATAGAAATTCTACACGACAGCGGATTGTATCAACCATACGACGTGGTAAATGCATCAGAAACTGTTGTAGAAATACCAGCTGCATCAATTACATCATTGTGCAACAGTGGAAGTGCAATTCAAGCAAAGATTTGGAGACTTGATCTGTCAAGTGGAGTTGTCACTGGTGATACTGGACTACAAGAAGCAACATCGTTTGGCACAATGGGTGTTTATAGATTAAAGCAAAACTTCTTAATTAATGGTATCGATTCGGATACATTTACTCGTCCAAGTACTGCACTTGTATTTGACGAGTACGATTTTACATATAGAACAATTGCATTTGAAAACACAATTGTTGGAAATATTTCAGTAGTTGGAATTCAGTCAAGAGTTACATTTGATACAAACTTTGAATACCTTGACTTATTAACTTCAAATGCCAGAGCAGGATATGCAATTGGTGCTGATTACACAGTTGACTCAAATATCGGCGCGGCAGCCTCGGGCGGTACTAATCTAGGCCAAACACAAGGTGACCTTAATCTAGCAATTGGTACACTTTTACCAATTGATCAAGACAGAATTCTAGGCATGGTCTTTACATGGGCAGGAAAGCTACACAAAGTTACAGGATATTCCGATGTTACTGACTCAAGTGGCACAAATAGCCTAGACGGACTAAGCTTTGGTATTGTAACATTTGAAGATGTGTACAGCATCAACCCAGCATACACTGGCACTGGGCTAGCAGCAAGAGCCGACAGCACCATTGGCGATAACATATCCATTAAAGCAGGACTCGAAGCAGGAGAAACTGGATCAGTTACTATAAACATTTCAACATGTCGTGCTACAAGTCATGACTTCTTGGATATCGGAACAGGCGGATACAATACTACTAACTATCCAGATAAAATTTACGGCGCACCTGCAATAAATGCAGTAACTGACGAAGAAAGTGTAGACAGTACAGGATTGAATGCTAAAGCACAAGTTCAAGAACGTACAAGAGGACGAGTGTTCTTTGCAAGCACCGACCAAGACGGATTCTTCCGTGTAGGTAGATTCTTTACAGTTGACCAAGGAACTGGACGAATTACATTTAATGCTGCACTTGTTCTTACAAACATTGACGGAATTGGATTCAAGCGCGGTGTGCGTGTAAACGAATTTTCAGCAGATACTACATTTACAAATGCAACTGCAGATTCGGTTCCTGTTGAAACAGCAGTTGAAGGATATATCAACAATCGACTAGGGTGGGATAGAAACGGATCTTTCATTAACCCAGCTGACATTATTGGTGGTGCTGCTGTTAAAAAGTCTGGAGATTCGATGACTGGCAACCTTAGCTTGGGCGGTAATCAAATTACCAATCTAGCTTTGCCTACTTCGGGATTAGATGGTGTTAACAAAAACTATGTTGATACTTTGATAGATCTGCAGAACGAACTTTCAGAATTAATTGATGTTACAATTACTACTCCTGCAGACGGAGACTTTTTACTATACGACGCAAGCAGTTTGCAATGGATTAATGCAGCACCAAGTACCGATGCTGCTGTTTCGGACATTTCGTTTGATTTAGCAAGTGGCCAAATTTCTGCACGCATCAACGCCGGCGCAGTTATTAATGCCGACGTTAACGCATCTGCAGCAATTTTACAAAGCAAGTTAAGTCTAAACGCAGCCACGACTAGAGCAAGTGCTGCCGGAATTACTGCAAACGATCGCGGTATAGTAAGCTTCAGCAGCAACACGTTTAGTGCAACCAATGGCTGGATTAATATTGCCAATAACGGCGTAACTAATGCTATGTTAGCAGATGATAATATTACGTTTGGAAGCAATTCAACAACCAGTGATATTGCACTAGGAAGCACTGTATTAATTAACGGAACCAGCAATGAAATTACAGTAGGTTATGCAAATGGGACATTTACAATAAGTCTCCCTGGTACTATTAATGCTAATACTTCTGGAAATGCTGCAACTGCAACGAATGCAGCAGTAACACCGCGAAATACAACTAATGCAGTGCATTATCCATTGTTTGCAACAGCAACTAATGGAAATCTTCCATTGTTTACCGACACTGGACTAACATACAACCCGGGTACAAATACAATGATAATTACCGGTACAGGCGGTCTTGCATTTACATTTAATGCAACAAGTGGAAGTCTACTACCTAGAATTAACGCGCCAACAGACAGCGGCCAGAGTATAGGCAGTGTTGCCAACAGATGGAATACAGTGTTTGCTACTACATTTAACGGTACTGCTACCGAAGCGATGTATGCCGACTTAGCGGAAAACTATCTCGGTGATTTAGATTATCAACCAGGAACTGTTTTAGTGTTCGGTGGAGACAACGAAGTTACAACCACGCCAACCAAAGGTGACAGACGCGTTGCAGGAGTTGTAACAACAAACCCTGCACACTTGATGAACAGCGCACTCAAGGGCAAACATGTTATCGGACTTGCATTACAGGGGCGTGTACCCTGTAATGTACTAGGAAAAGTTTCCAAGGGCGACATACTGGTTACAGCAGCTAAAACGGGTTATGCAATAGTTGACAACAATCCAGCCGTTGGAACTATAATTGGGAAGGCAGTATCTGAAAAGTTTGATGCAGGATACGGAACTGTTGAAGTAGTAGTAGGAAGAGTATAATGGTACAAAAAACAATTAATATCGGATCAGGTCCAAACGAAGGAAATGGTGATACACTAAGAGTTGCTATGGATAAAGTAAATGATAACTTTGACGAAATCTACAAGGGTCCAGTTATTTTAACCCAAGCAGAAATTGACCTGTTAACTCCAGAAGTCGGCATGATGGTATACAATGAATCGACTGGAAAGTTTCAAGGATATGCAAGAGACAACAGTACTCCTGGCTGGATAGACTTACATTAAAATACCATAAATATTTAAAACGGAGAACACAATGGCACTAGAACAAATTAATGTAGGTAATACACTAAATGACGGAACAGGCGATGACCTAAGGGCTGCGTTTATTAAAATTAATCAAAACTTTCAAGGACTAGACGTTCTATCTGCTGTAAACACAGGTACCTCCGGTGCCGAAGTTTATGCCGGCGCAATAGATGGAGTTGCAAACTTTAGGAAATTAGTTGCTGGTAATAATATTGCACTAGACCAGCTTGCTAACACTATTGTTATCAATGGTGTAGCAACCAGCAGTCGATTTTCTATTACAGGTGATACAAGTAGTTTAATTGCAGGGAATGGAATTAATTTAAATATACAGGGCGCAAATGGTATAGTTGTAGGAGCCGATGCTAATACAAATACTATTATGATAACAAGCGGAATAAGTTCTCTTAATCAATCACTTGATGCAGACAACAACGACATATCCAACGTAGGAACATTAGCAACTGATAATATTATTCCTACCAACATAAACGGGCTTGATTATAATACTATCATAGGAAGATACATCGAGGGGTTTGATTTTGGAACGTTTAATGTTAATTCGTTTAGTATTCTTGATTGGGTAGTAAGAGAAATTGGAGTCGAGCTGGGCACATTTTCTAATCCATCTCCTGTGTTAATCGACTTAGGTAACATTGTATAAGGAGTTATAATATGCTGCCAGAATGGACCGTGGCTACAAATCACGAGCTAGGAATAATACAAGAACGAAATGCGGTCAATATAGCTTTACCGTTGGCCAACACCTCGGGGATTACCACATCTATTATTAGTGGAGCACTGCCGGCCGGCTTACGACTCGAGGAAAATAGCATTGTCGGAAGACCTTTTGAAGTAACTACTAACAAGCTGAGCAATTTTGTTATAAGAGCCGTAGGTTCTGACGGAATTGCAGACAGAACATTTAATGTGATTATCCACGGTCCTGATGAGCCAGTGTGGATCACAGCCGAAGGAAACTTGCCAGTTGGTCCTAACAATGTGTTCTTCATTCTGGACAGTAGTATAATTGATTATCAACTGTTGGCAACAGACACAGATTTGCCAGCAGGTGATACACTGCAATATTTTGTTGCAGACGGAAGTGGAGACTTGCCGCCGGGTATTGAACTTACATTAGGCGGAAGGCTAATTGGCGTTGTTGATCCTCTGCTTGCACTAGACCGAAACATAATAAACGGAGGATATGACGTTCCGGTATACGGAAGCTTTCCGTTTGATTATAGCGTGGTGAGCAACAGTGGATTAGATAGTTTCTTTTATGATACTACATTGTATGATTTTAGCATTCCAACGCAGAATCCTAAAAAGCTTAATAGAAGATACGAATTCGAAGTAACTGTAACAGATGGCGATGATTTTGTAAAAAGACGATTTCAAATATACGTTGTTGGTGACGACTTTGCAAGAGCCGATAACACTATAATGAAAGCTGCTGACGGCGTGTTCACTGCAGACATGACGTATGTAAGAGCTCCGATTTGGCTAACACCAGCAGACCTTGGTGTCAAACGTGCAGACAATTATATTACTGTTTATTTAGATACTCTTGAAACAGCGGATGTTACAGGAGAATTGTTTTACTTCTTGGAATCTTATAATCCAGACGGTACTCCTAGTTTACTGCCTTCTGGGATGGCAATTGATCAGCTAACTGGCGAAGTAGCAGGTCGAGTTTCTTATCAGCCAGCAGTTACTAGGGAATATAAATTTACAGTATCTGCTCAGAGATTTAATAAGTTAACAGGAGTGGTTACAGTCTTTGGATCGTACGTGTACGATGTGCTAGCAGGAAACACTACTATTAGAATAGGAAAACTTTCAACTTCCTTTACTGATGGCCTGAGTGATTTACAGAACCTAGTTGATAAAAAAATTGTCATTGAAGGTACAGGGTATATTGTTGAGTCAGTTAACAATAGTAATCGAAATTATGATACAATTACACTAACTACTCCTCTTCTGCCTACATATATTGCACCACCGTTAACAGTCAACCGAACTGCCAACGGGACAGACTTCTTTTTTATAGAGAGTTTGTCGTATAACAATATCGATTTTTACTCTGGAAAAAGCTTAAACTTTGGCAGCAACGAATCATATCAAATTGACAACATCTATCCTTACATTGAATGGAAGATCACTTCGCCGTCTGCCTTAGAGATAGACGAAAACATGCTCAATGGCAGTACATTGGCGGAACATTTAAGTACACCCATTTACCCTGCATACATTACCAATGTGTCTAGTACCGAGATTGTATTACTTATCCCAGCTATTGCTAGAAACAGAATCACCACAAATATCAAACAGTTATTTTATAATGCAGATAGCAGTAATGTAACTGCTGAAATTATTGCAGATGTTGACAGAGTTGCTGTTGACAATGCGTTAACACGGGTTTTTAACAAAGGCCGCACGTTGAGTTTTGGTACTTACACTGGCGGCTTCTTTACTAGGGCGTTTGCAAGAAACGAAATCGAAGCTGCTAAATCAGATAAGACATTTACGCTTAGATTACTCGGAGAAGTTGACAGTACTATTTCCTGGTTGACCAATGCTGACTTAGGAACTCTGCAGGCAAACAGAGTTAGCACTATTAGTGTTAATGCCACTACCTCAATCCCTGGGGGATTTTTAAGATACGCATTAGTCGAAGGCAGTCTTCCACCGGGAATTGTGCTCAAGGCCGACGGAGAACTAGTTGGAAAGGTTCCTGTTAACGGAACTCCAACAGCGCCAGGATTAACCTTTTTCGATACAGGACAAACTACGTTTGACGGAGGTACATCCACACTTGATAGAGTTTATACGTTTAGTATAATTGCCAGAGATAGATTTGGATTTAGTGCAATATCGCAGGAATTTACTTTGAGAATTAGCGACTTGGACAACTTGACATACAGTAATATCTTTGTTAGACCATTTTTAAATAGCACACAACGACAATCATTCACTTCACTTATCAACAATTCAACACTTATTGATCCTGAAAACGTTTACAGACCAAGTGATCCAAATTTTGGCGTGCAACTAGATCTCAAGTCTTTGATCTATGGCGGAATTGAAACATCTAGTATAGAAACCTTTGTAAGTGCCGTTGCTAAAAATCACAAACGCAAAAAGTTCTTTATGGGAAAACTTAAAACAGCAGTTGCTAAAAAGCCAGGCACATCCAACATTGTCTACGAAATTGTTTATATTGACTTGATTGATCCTGCGCATCCTTTTACAGGTCACACTAGGAATTCGTTTAGTATCAACAACGGTGCAAATAAAATTACAGCAGACACTAGTAGATATAATGCATTGGACGACATCCCTAGTGATCCTAGGAGATATAGGCCAGCTACTGCAAATTCAATAACTGCCGATAGTGATGCAATAAAAATTTCGCAAAGTAGAGATGTAAAAAAGTATATTGCTAATATCGATAACATGCGAGAAAACATCAAAGCAACAGGAACAAGTTCGCGAGACTTCTTGCCCTTATGGATGAGAACGGCACAAGATGGTGGGCAAGTTGAGCTGGGTTATGTTTTGGCAATTCCACTAATTTACTGCAAGCCAGGAACTAGTAAGTTTATACAACAAAACATATTAAACGCCGGGTTTGACTTTACAAGTATTAACTACGATATAGATAGGTACATAGTTGACACTACAACTGGCAACAGCAACGAACAATATATATTGTTCGCAAATTATCAATTCAACGTGTAACAACGATAAATAATTAAAAGTTAAGGATTAACAAATGGCCAGTAAACTTATTAGTACAACAATAGACGAAAACTTCCCAGTAGCAGGGCAAGACAACGACAGTCAAGGATTCCGTGACAACTTCAATATTGTCAAGACAGCATTGGGTATTGCAGGGGCGGAAATTACAGAATTACAAGAAGAATCTGTATCCAAAGTTGTCGACAACAACTTTGGTAATAATTCAATTATACAAGCTAATTTTCAATCGTGTACAGTTGAATCAAACCTAACAGACGCAAATATTCCGTTAGTAGGCTCGGACTTAAATATTAGTTGGATAGACGGCCCGTCAGTATACGTTGTATCGGTTGATAACGATAGAACATTTAATATTTCTAATATGCCAGATGCGCAATATGCAGTAATGAGATTTGTTTTACTAGCCGACGATACACCTAGAAACGTTATATTTTCTCTTGTAGATGGCACAGTAAAAGTTGGAAGTAACTCTGTTAACCCAGTGGTAGTAACATCATCAACTAATCCAGTTGTTGTTGAAGTTTTCAGTTATGACAACACAGTATTATTTTTAAGAACAATTGGTGAGTTTTCTTAATGCATCCTAATTTACAAGATCTGTTAGCAATGACAGATCGCGATATCGAAAGTAAGATTGCAAGATTGAATTCTATTTACTTTATGACAACAGACGAAGATGTTCGACACCAAATGATATTGTTGCTGGATACGTTTAAAGTAGAGCAACAAACTCGCACACTGGCTGCAAAGAAAAAACAAGCAGAAAACCGCAAACCCGGCGATAATGATCTTGACAGTTTAATAAGAGTAAGCTAATATAAGCTATGCTCTTAAAAACTGACGACCTAGGGGTCCTACGATTTAACAATAGAAATTTAATGGATATGATTTACCACGGACACTTGGAAAAGTGTCATATGGTCCTCTGTGATCCAAGCGACGATGTTGACAAGTTTAATGCAAGGGCAGAGGAACTAGGATGCAATCTACTTATGCAGTATGTGCCGATTGATGTTGACCAAAAGACCTTTGACGGAGTATGTCAGAGTGAATGGTACATGCCAGCCGAGTACAAGAATTTGAATCTGTTATCCTACCTTAGAAACGCATGTGCAGCTCGTCTAGGATGCACTATAAACGAATTAGATCGTTATCCAAATTGGAATAGAACACTACAAGAATTAACAGAGTTTATCCAAAGAGGTATGGAAAACGTGCTACGTTATATGGTTTATCTTGTGGACTTTATGCGCAAAAACGATATTGTATGGGGTGTGGGCAGAGGCAGCAGCGTTTCGAGTTACGTATTGTTTTTAATTGGTGTACACCGAATTGACAGTGTTGAACACAACCTAGACTGGAAAGAATTTCTAAGATAAAGAATTGTATTCCAGATGTTCAATTACTGATTGACACTAGTCATAAGTAATGTTACATTATAAGGAGATATAAATGAAACAATCAGGTCGTAAAGTCTATAGAAGTGCTAATGGTAAGAACATTGACCTTGATCTCTTGATTTCTCGAAACGAACTAACTCCAGCAGTCGGTAATGCCAAAGTTAACGCACGCGGCGACGAACTAGGACCAGGTGGAAGAATAGTTCGAAAAAAAGAAGACGTATTAAAGGACTATTACACTCAGCAGTCAGGAGTAGCAGACGAACCTGTTATGAAGCAGACAACACTGTCTACGCCTCCATCTGAAGTAGTAGTAAAAAAAGAAATTGAGAAGCCAAAACCTACTACTGCACAACTCGACAAGTGGATCGAGGACGACGATGGAAATTTTGTTCAAGACAAATCTAAAAGTTCTACAGCTAAGAAAAGGTGATTAATGGCAGGAAATTTTAACAAGGTTTTTAAAGGTGATTTAAAACCCATACACGACAGAGTTATTGTAAAAGACATGCATTTTGGAGAACAAAAAACTCAAAGTGGATTGATTATAGGCGATGATAACGGAACAACGCGCGGCGTTTATGCACGTTGGGGACAAGTTCACGCCAAAGGAGCAACCAATAAAGACAGCTATAGTGTTGGCGATTGGATCCTAGTTGAACATGGTAGGTGGACCAGAGGTCTGAATGTCGACAGCGGATCCGGGCCTACTGAACTGCGCATGGTTGATCCAGCCGCAGTCATGGGGTGGCAGTCTGAAAAGCCAACTGGGTTAACATTTGGCAAAGAATACAAAGACGGAGAAGGCGCAACGTTTGATCCACAAGATTTTGTGAGAGTGTAATGGTAAAATTTTATAAATTATTAAATAATATTAGAATTTATTCAGAAAATGCAGTTGATCCAACTACAAATGTTGAGGGTACTAGGTTTTTTCATATTAAAAAAGACGGTAACCCACAATACTTCCAGTGTAGATGTAGTGGCGAGATCTATACCGGGTGGGCCGCGTCTGTGTTAGAAGAAACAATCGATAAAGAATTAACAGCAGAAATAGAGAAGCATTTTATGACTACACATTACATCGAAACTGGCGATTTACCGACAGAAGAAGCTAAAGAATTTGTAGAATCTTACTACGCAAAGCATATAGAACCAGTGACTCCATTTAAAGATATTGATAACTTTCAAATAGCATGCGATCAATTACCTAGTAAAGAAAATTACAACATGTACCTCAGTTTGATTGAGGAAGAATATGGTGAGTTGCAAGATGCTATTGACGACAATGATAAAGTAGAGCAACTAGATGCACTTATAGATATTCTAGTTGTAACTATGGGTGCTATTCGAACAGGTGGATTCGACGGCGAAGGCGCGTGGAAAGAAGTAATGCGCACCAACTTTGCCAAGGTAGACCCCGAAACAGGAAAAGTAAGGCGCCGTGAAGACGGGAAGATATTGAAACCGACCAATTGGCAAGGTCCAGCACTAGCACAATTTATAAAGTAACTTCTAAACTTTAACTTGACTCCTTGATGATCGCATGTTAATATATGTTATTATCAAGGAGTTTTTTTATGGCCTTACATGGCACAATTGATTTGGAGACATTGGATGTTGTCCCAAGCGCGACAGTATTAAGTTTAGGTGCTGTAAAGTTTAACCCGTTCAGCATGACTGCTGAACCACATTCAGAACTGTATCTTAAAATATTAATAGACGATCAAGACAAACTGGGCAGGACCAGCAGTGACAGCACAATTGCATGGTGGGGGAAACAAGACCCTGCTATTATGGAAGAAACTTTTGACCAGACAGGCGCTGTCACTGTTGAAGAAGCCCTTCAACAAGTAAGCAAATGGAGCATGGGAGTAGATGAGTTCTGGGGCCAAGGTTATGGCTTTGACTTTACAATGCTAGAAGATATGTATCGCAGCATCGGAAAACCTATTCCGTGGCAGTTTTGGCAGGTAATGGACAGTCGGACAATTACTAGACGCATGCCCAAGGACCCGCGCAAGGATATGCAAACTTCTTTGCACAACGCACTGGCCGATGCATACTACCAAGCAAAGTCAATTCAAATTATGTTTGATCACAACGGATGGAAAAAGTGACAACAGTCGATCTACAATCATTAAACAACGAAGTCGGAATAGGAACGTTGGAAGCTGTTCAGTGGTTATTGTTTAATCACGGGCCCATAAGTGAAGGCAAGTGGGACATGAAAGAACTAAGATACGTAACTTTTAAAAACGGCATTGATGCAACCTACTTTATATTGAAATGGAGTTAATACGTGGATAAACACCGATTACAGGAATTAGCTGGCAACGCGCCAGTGCCGCTACCTATGCGATGGTTTGATTACTATGCAGTGTTTATAGTTGCTGACTGGTCATCGGTCTTGTTATTCACTGGTATTAATTACGAAGGCACTTACCGGATTGCACCAGTGCTGCTTGTAGGTGCTGCTGTTCTACTAATTCAAGCATGGATTAAAATTTATTGTCCATTTCGAAGAGAACAA